GTTAAGCTAGTCAGACAAAAGTACTCTCACAGCATTGACAACGCGAAGATTCAGACGTACTTGGAAGAGGGAGAATGGGGTCTGCTGAAGACCTTCCAGGGCTTTGAAGACAAATCCTCAGGAATTTCAGCAAAGTACCGTAACCTCAAGAAGTCTGTATACGTGAACACACACCCGACAGAGGTAGTCGATCTCGCTCTCAGTCGAGTAATCTTGATAGCAGCAGCAGGCAGTCAACTCCTAGAGCTGAATGCTATAGAGCTAATTGATTATGGCTGCTGCGACGTCAAAGACGTGTTCCTTAAACCTGAAGTACACTCTCCGCAAAAATTTGAGGAAGAGCGCTTTAGATTAATTTGGATAAGTTCTTTACTCGATCTGATGGTTCAATCCCTCTTTCACAAGGCTGATAATGCCGCTCACACTGAAGCATATCAAGCCGGTGTCCTCACATGCGCCGCTTTAGGTCTAGGACATAGTGATGATGGCATCAAGCAACTGACTCGCGCCTTTGAAGCTGAGGGAGTAGTCGAAAACAATGTGTCTTGCGACGCATCAGCATTCGATCTCTCCCTTGACTCGTCGTTTATATTTAGCGATGGCGAAAGGCGTAGCGAGAATTGTTCTGATCCTTTTGTTAGTCAATTGATTTTCAGATATGCACACCTGCTTTGCAGTCACGTCTTGAACAATCAAGGAGACGTGTGGCTGGTAGAAAAGTACGGTGTAACGACATCTGGTCATCTATCAACGACTACACAAAATACTTATGCTAGATCGGTACAAGCTGCTTACGGAGGTAGCCAGGGTTGGGTATGCGCTGGCGATGACCTCGTTGCCGACAAGAATTTCGACCCAAAGCGATTAGAAGATTTTGGCGTCCGATCTCGTGACAGTGCACGTAACGAGCACTTTGCCGACTTTACATCTCATTTCATTGACATTGAAGCCGCTACGGCTACCTTTGGCAACGTCGAAAAGATGTTGTGGAACCTCTATAACAGTTGTAGAGATGTTACTACAAACAGGGAGCGTTTTGGCGGTTTGCTTTATATCCTTCGTAATACACCAGGTGTTTGCGACGATTTAAGCGCTCTCGCCACCTCCAACAAGATCGACACTGTAGGTTACGTCAACGAGACTGACTGCATTCGCGACATCATTTGAAGTGAGAGCCTTTACTTCGGAGTGGAGCTCTGAAGTAATAATGTCATAGTTTGACACTCTGCTTTACTGCTTAGTTGCCGCGTGGCGACGCAAACTTGTCCTTGTCATTGTTTGACATTCCGCTTTACATTTGACACTCCCATTTTAAAGAGGTCTAAACAGTTTTAAGTTGCCGCATGGCGACACAAATTTGTAATCGTCAAGGTACCTCCTTAGTGGAGACGCTTGACAGTTCTGTCAAGGTACCTCCTTCGGAGACGCTTGACATGAGGGGTGTGTCACTCTTTGCCCTTCGGGGCCACTTCGTCAGCAGCAGGGCAGTGGTAATACCATTGTAAGACCTTGACGGGTGTGGCAGCCCTGGCGCTGTAGCCGCCAATGATATCAAATTATTGGTCTCTTTTAAGCTCCAAATTTGGAGTCTTTGTTGCGTGTCT